AGGAAGGCTACATGCGCCTGTCTAGGGTTTCCCAGGGTTCACTTCCGGCTTCTAAGGAGGCTGACCTTCGAGCCGCGATTGCGAGCGCGAAGACTCGTGAGGAGATGAACGAGATTTTGCGTAAGCATGGGAATCAGTTCGTGGCGTAGTTGTTTGTAGTCCTGGTCGTTTCCACTAGACCAAGGACATGAGATGACTTTTACTGACACCTCAAACTTGGGCACTAACCTGGTAAAGACCGCGTATGACAAGTACGACCCTTTAACGCGACCGTCTAGGTCGTAGAGTTTTCTCTTCGTACTGCTGTCACCTACCGCGCGATTGTGGACAAGCGCCCCGTGGATCAGGCAATGCCTGGCTCCTCGGTGGTCTTCAACATCTACCCGGACATGAGCCCAGTTACCGCGTCTCTCACTGAGACCGTCGATCCCGACGCAGTTGCGATTCCCGCGACCACGCCGATTACCGCACAGGGAAACCTGTTCGCCCATTGGGCGTAACTCTTAACGAGTGGGGTAACTCGGTTCAGGTCACGCGCAAGCTGCGCCTTTTCTCCCTCTCGGATGTTGACCCCGCTATCGCGGATCTGGTCGCCTATAACATGGTCGTAGCAGCTAACGCTGTTCGCTAATTGCGATTCTCTCGACCGTCAGATTATGGCGATCGCCTCGGCGGGTACCAACGTGATCCGAGAAAACGCAGGCAAGATGCTCATCAATGCTGGTACGACCGGCGCCGTGGTGAGCACCGACACCTTTAAGAGCCGCGACGCTCGTGCCGTTGTTACCGGCATGCGCACCCGCGCGGCTCTGCCCCGTGATGCGGAGCTGTATGTCGGCTACATGCACCCGGACGTGAGCTACGACTTGCGTTCCGAGAGTGACCTAGCCGAGCTTTGCTAACTATTGGTATGCAGGCGCGCTCGCAAGAGAGCGCTTGGCGTCCGCCTCACGAGTACAGCGCCGCAAAGAACATTTGGAATGGTGCCGTTGGTGCCTATGAAGGATGTATGTGGATCGAGACTCCTCGGTGCACCGTTGCGGTCGATGGTGGCGGCTCGTCCCCCAAGGCGACCGTCTACCGGACGCTGGTATTTGCCCGACAGGCTCTCGCTGAAGCCGTCGCCGCATTCGCGCATAGTTCGCGAGTTCGCTCACTAGAGCGAGGAGCCCGGAATTCGTTTCGGACCCACGGTTGACCGGCTGATGCGAACCGCTTTGCGGTGCGCTTTCCCAAGCGCTTCAAGTCGATCGGGTGGTACGGCCTGCTCGGATGGTCCCGGTTCCGCGAGGAAGCCCTTTGCCGGATCGAGACTTCGAGCTCGTTGTCGCCAGCTAACGGCTAACAGCTAAAGGGGAGACCTCTCGTGGGGTCTCCCCTTTCACTTTGGAGAAAGCATTGAACGCCGCTGAGCGTATGGCACTCATACAAAAGCTCTACGACAGGCTGCCGAGCCTGACCGACTGTAAGGGTTTGTGCGCCGGTTCATGCACAGACATAGACATGTCCGAGCTTGAACGGGAACGTATCAAACACAGGCACGGCATAAAGATTCGCACTCGTTCCGACGCCGAGGTGGCACGCACGGGGGCGAAACGCTGCAAGGCCTTGGGTAAAGATCTTCGATGCAAAGTGTACGAAGACCGGCCGCTAGTGTGCCGGGCCTTCGGTGTCATCGAGGCTGCGCCTTGCCCCTGGGGATGTAAACCGGAACGGATGCTGACCGACGAGGAGTACAAGATGCTTCAGCTAGCGGTGGAATCGCTTGGCGGGCACAGCATGCGTTCCGAGGCCGATAGGTTGCAGATGCTTCGCTTCCTTCGTACGGCCGAGGGTAAGGCGGCGCTGAAGCGTCAGATGGACAAAGCAAGGGCTGAGGTTGCCCGTTTGAAAGAGGTGGCCCATGCCGATTCTGCGGGGTCCAACGTATGACGAAAACCTTTGGACCACAGACGTTCTGTTCTGCCGGTACAAGCGTCCTTCCGGTATCACATTGCTGGTGAAGGGTTCCGTGGTCACCGAGGTGACCTATCCCTATCTCGGGGACTTGCTTGACGGTGGCTACGACTACATCTACCTCGGCGGACATGAGTATCCGCTGACGCCGACCGAGATGACGATTTTGACGAATGCCGGTTACGGAGCATACATACACGACAGCTAACGGGGGTTGGCATGGCGAAGACACCGAAGAAGCTCGGCGTTGACAAGACGGGCACGAAGATGCCCCGCAAGCCCGGTCAGGTTAAGGGTGTTGGCAATCCGGGGACCACGACGTACACCGGTAAGCCTGGGATCAGCAAGGGCAATGGTAAGTGAAGTGGCTAAGCTCACCGGAAAGCAGCGCAAGGCGCTACCGAAGGGGGACTTCGCGGAGCCCGGTAAGCGCGCCTATCCCATCGAGGATGAGAACCATGCCCGGAATGCTCTTGCCAGAGTTTCCCAGCACGGGACCCCGGCTGAGAAGGCCAAGGTCCGCGCGGCCGTAAAGGGCAAGTATCCGGCCATCAAACAGGGCAAGGCGAAGAAGTGACGGCCTGTACCTGTCATGAAACGTATGGCGCGCATTTGCGGGCCAAGAACATCAGGATTGACGGCTGCCGTTCGACGTTCGGTCGTGACCGGACAGCGAACAGAAACAATCAGCGCGAGCTCAACCTGTATGCGGACGCGCGTCGGCAGGGCATTCAGCCGGAGACGACGAAGACCCGCGACATTAGACGCGCACTCGATTGCTCCGATCGGTTAGGTCGGGCTTATCAACCGGGGGATCAGCATGGCGGCTCCTAGCACATGTGTGATTACCGCTCCCGTAACGGGCACCACATACGAGGTGGGGCCCGGGGACAGTAAGACGCTCACGATCACGGGCACCACCGACGCCTCTACGGCCGTCGAGTTATTCGATGGTGTGACTTCCAAGGGCACCGGGACGAGCAACGGCTCTGGGGCTTTTACCTTTTCGAACAAGGTCTTTGCGATCGGGTCGCATTCGCTGACGGTGGTCGCGGGTACGAACCCGGACACGCTTACCTCTGCGGCCGTAGCTATCACGGTGACCGACATCCTGACCGGCGATGCCCTGGGTGGTAAGTCGGCGCAATGGTATTTGAACTTCCTTGCAGGGCGGTCTGTTTCGGCTGGCTCGGTGAACACGATGCTGACCGCGCGTGCTGCGGCATGTGCTTGGGCCGGTGTTTCCGTGGTGGATTACACGTATGCGGGTGCGCTGAATGTGAAGGCGGGCATCACGGATCGTAGCTTGTGGGTTTCGCCGAATAAGGCGTTGAACTTTATCGCCTACAACACGACCAACCCGGACAGTTGTAAGCCGTGGCTGACGAACATGCAAGCCTTGCGCAAGATCGCGTTGGCGGTGTGATATGGCAAACTTCGTTTTCAACATTGGGAAGGGCCGCACGGAAGCGCACCCGTGCGAACCATGTTCGCGGCATCGAGTTTTACAACCGTGTCAAATCAGCGGACCCTTCCACGGCGGCGTTTCTGGTCGTGCTCCTGGCTTCTAGTGGTCTGGAGTCGGATGCCACATTGAAGGATAAGGCCTCGTTGTCGGCGCTCGTGTCGGGGACAACCGATGAGGCGACTAATACCGGTTATGCCCGTAAGGTTTTGGTGGCGGCCGATATTGCTGCGCTTCCTTCGCCAGATAACACCAACGACTGGTGGCAGGTGACGATTCCCAACCAAACGTGGAGCGCGGTTTCCAACGACGGCACCGGTGCCATTGGCAAGCTGGTGATCTGTTATCGGCCAGCGACGGGTTCGGCGGATAGTGCGGTCATTCCGTTGACTGCGCACGATTTTTCCGTAACTCCCAATGGTGGATCTATCGCTACGGTTGTGGACTCCAACGGGTTCTATCGCGCCGGGGAGTGATAGCTGATGGCTGTTTCCCTGTATTCGGCGCAGACGCCGACGCAAACGGACAGTGCGACCGGTAGGCGAACGATCGGCAACGTCTTCTCGATTTCTTCGTCTGGGTATTCGACGACTAGAGGCCGTGTGTGGGTGATGAGTGGTGGCCTTCCGGCCACCACCGGCCTTTGGCAGTTATGGAACGCGGATACGCAGACGAAACTGGCCGAGGTCGATTTCAAGGCTGCGCTTGGTTCTCCGACGACGAATGCTTGGTCTCCGTATTTCACGGTGCCTTCGGTGGCCTTGTCTACTGGTGTCAACTATTACGTGGGCCAACATATTGAGGGGTCGCCGGGCTACTCGTTTACTGACGGGGTTCCTGCTACCTTTCCGTTTGGCAATTCGCCGTTGCAGTCCAGCAATACGGGCAACTTTCAAAACGGCGGGGATTCCAATACGTGGGCTAGCTCGACCTATGCCGCGTACTTTTTTGCCGATGTCGAGGTTGATCTGACAGGGCAAAGCATCAACGTCGGCCTTGCGTCCGAGCGTGACTCCACGTTCGCGATGGGCCTTACCGCGGCTGTCTCGATCGCGCTTTCCCAAGCTGTCGAGAAGGATTCCACATTCAGCGTTGGTAACAGTCTGGCTGTGGCTATCGCTGTGGGGCAAGCGCTAGAGCGCGATTCGGCGCGCAGCATGGGCCATACGGGCGGACAGGTCGGCGCGGAAGGCGCCGGACTTTCGGCAACCTATCTGGCAAACGTCCTGGCCGGCTCGCTGGTGCAGGGTGCCCCGAGCCTTTCCATGAAGGCGGCGATCCTGGTGTGGCTGGGCAAGAACCCAGACCTTGAAGTCGTTCAGGCGCTTAATGAACGCGCAACGAACACGCTTCCCAATTGGCGGGCCATCGCGGGCGTGCTTAATCAGATCGCTGGCACCACAGACCTTGAGCCTCCGGGCTCGCTAGACGCGTTGGCTTAGGAGGGCGCTATGGCGACAGAAAGTGCCCTCACAGTCTCCAGTCTCATCAATGACGTTCTGGGGGCTCTGCACGGCTACGTACGCGACCAAGGCATGGTAACCACCCTGACGGCAGATTTGGCCTCTGACGGCCTTTCAGGGACGGTTTCCGAGGCGAATCAGCTGAGCCGGGGGCTGGTCGAAATCGACGACGAGCTGATCTACGTCAACGCCGTGGCTGGCCTAGGCGGGTTTAGCATCCCAGCTTGGGGCCGGGCGCAGGACGGCACCACGGCCGCATCGCACATGAGCGGCGCCAAGGTAACCATGTCCCCGCTCTATCCGAGGATCAGGGTCAAGGATGCGATCTTCTGGTCGTTGCGGGAGATGTTCCCCCGGGTGTTCGGTGTGGCCGAACAACTCTTCGACGTTGACGTGGTTCGCACCAACTATCAGCTTCCCTCGGACTGCTGGCAGGTGTTCGCCGTGGAGTGGCATGTGCCAGGGCCGTCGCAAATGTGGCGGCGCATGTTCCATTGGCGCATGAACAAGACGGCTACCACGACCGAGATTGAGGTTATGGGCCAACGGTGGCCGGGCACGAATCGCCTTCGGGTCTTGTATGCGAAAGAGCCACCGACAAGCTACAGCGTCGAAGACCTTACGACGCTTGGGTATTCGCAGAACATCCACGACATCGTGACCCTTGGGGCGACGGCTCGCCTGCTAATGCTCACCGAGCCTTCACGGCTTCAGGTGGAATCGGTCGAAT